CATGCATCAGGCTGATGTTTAGCTTTCACCGAATTTCCCCGAAATCCGATACATGTTTCCATGCATCTGCCCTTGAGTTACGCTGTGTAACTTAAAGTCAAGGCTTCCCCTGCTTCACTGGCTGTAAACTTCGTATTTCGCCCCATCTCGGCAGCTTTCCCCGCCAGTCTCTCAGCATCTTCCGCACTCGCACCGGATATGGCCTGCACCTTGCTTATCTGAGCTTCAAAGCTGCTGCCGACATCCACAATGTACTTTGCGGCGTCTATGGCCTTCTGCCCGAGGTTCATGAGGGCGTCACCCGCCATGTCGATGATCTTGTTCTTGACCATATCGCCAATGGATATGGACAGCTTGCCGGACTCCGTGGCGGCCTCCCCGGCCTTCCCAGCAAAATCTTTCATCTCATCGCCTGCGCGATCCGTGGCGTCCCTTGCCTGCTCCATATCTGTTTTGTTCTGCTGGAGCTCTTTATCACAGTTCTCGATTTCTCGAGTCGCTGTATTTACTTCTTTATGCCAGGCATTGACACGGGTTTCGGCTGTACTCACATTGGCGGCCTGTTTGGCGACTGCCTCGCGCAGCTTGTCAACCTGATCAGCCTGCTTTCTGTATTCCTCCGTGCCTTCCTTGCCTTCATCGCGCATTTTCTGTTCGGCCTCTTTGGCCTTGTCCAGCGAATCGCGCAATTCTTCAAGCTTTTTCGCCTGTCTCTGGTATGCTTCCTCAGCATTCTGTAAGCCTGTCTTAGCAGCATCCAACTGTTTGACATAGGCTTCCTGTTTCTTTGCAAGCTCTTCCTGCTTGCGCTTATAGTCGTCGATTGTCCCCTTGCCATCCTTCATTTGTTTGTCGAGATCGCCCAGGGACTCTTTGTAGAGTTTTACCTCATCCTTGCACGCTTTCAGCGCGTCCTTAAATTCTTTTTCTCCATCGAGGGCAAGCACCAGCCCAATCTTTTTCGAAGCCATCCGGATATGATGCCCCCTTTCTTACACAAAAAGGGGAGAGATAAAGATACAGTATCCCTATCTCTCCCCGTAACACCGCAAATATGAAATCATGGCAGGTCGTCAATACTTGCCACTTTAGGCGCAGGCTTCTGCCCGTGGTAATCCAGATATTCGTCCCAGAGAGCAAAGAATTCTCTCGGAGACATAAAAAGCATATCCCGCTTTGTCTGATGCAGTTCCGTCATGCCAACCATGACGTAACGCGCAACCTTAAGCGGCTCAAGGTCTATTTGTCTTTTTTTTTCTGATCTTCCGGTTCCTCATCGTCATCCGTACCGCCTCCGGAGTAGCAGTCTTTCCATGACTCAACGATGCCCTGCGCATAGTCAGACACGTTCTGCATGTCAACAAGGTATCCGATCTGAGCGCGGGTGTACTTCTTCAGGTCCGATTTACCTTCAAAGTACTTCTGGCGGTCCACTTCGTTGTTAAGGAGCCAGTACAGCAGGTCAAGGACGGGTTTGGCCTGATGGAACGATATCTTTTTCTTGTCCCGTTCTTCATCCCAGTAGATCGCCTCAATGGCGTAAAAGGGATGTCCGCCGTATGCCTCCTGAATCTTTTCGATTACACCGAAATCCCAGAACAGACGGCGCTCGACACCGTCAAAGACGATCGTAGCGCCGCGCGGCTGTAAATCGCTCATCAGGCAATACCGGCCTTGCCATCAAGCCATGTTTTCGCAGCAGCAAAGGTAGAGAATCTCTGGTGTTCTTTCCAGTTGCCATCACCCGGAATAAGGATCTCACCTTCCACGGTGATGTGGTTAAAGGTAACATTCTCCTGTTTGGTGCTGTTGTCATCGTTGGGCTCATGGAACTGTACTTTCCTGTACCATTTCGCCACCCACATGTTACCGGACTGACCGACAGCACCAGCACCGACATACGGAGCGACATCGTCCACGTTGTAGGTGATCGTGTTATCGGATGCACCAGTGGCCTTGCTGTGACCGAGCAGCATGGTGTAGATGTCATCCTCATCATTGTTCAGCTCAACAGACAGAGTACCGCCGGTCATGGTGTTGTCAGTGTCCACGACTCTGTCATCGCCGTAATCTTTCCCGTTGCTGGAAGTCATCGAAGCGTTGAAACCTGCGACCGGAGAGATGTTTTTCCCACCAGAGTATGTGATGGTGCCATCTGTCGCTTCAGTGGCAGTCGCAAAAACAGCATATCTGATACCTTTCTTTGCCATTTTTATTCCTCCAATTCATATTCGTTCTCGATATCACACTCAAAAACCAGATGACGCGTCCTGTCAGCCAGGTCCGAAGCGTCTACCACCTCCGGAGGCGTAAAGCCTGCGGCAATCAGCGCTTTCCGGATTCTGCGCTTCATATCCGCGTAGGATTTTTCAAGCGGACAGAAATAGTGGATTTGCATATAGGCAACATATGCCTGAGGCACATCATCACCCATGTCCCCAACAGCGTCATCGGCGTAATTGAACGTGAAATACTCTTTCTTTGTTCCTTCGTAAATATTCTCAGCCACCGGCAGGCCAAAAGGCTTCAGGGCGGCTATGATGATCTTGTTTACATTGTCAGCCACTCAATCACCTCGCTATCCGGTCGACCTCATCTGAGATAACCTTTTCCATGGCTGCAGTGCATTTCGCCTCCGCAGCATTGACCGCAGCCTGACGCCATGGTGCTGGCTCGTTCTTCTGGCGTCCGTTCAGGGTGGTACCATATTCCAGATAAGCTGCCCTGGCTGCGTAGCTGTGCCCGTCCGGATCCGTGCCGACTGGCTTGACTACGACGTAATTTCCGTAAGAGTTTTTCTTGGGCTTGCTCGCCACAAAGGACCGCGCCAACTTACCAGTGGCGTAGCCCTTATTGGCGGCCCTCTGTACGGCCTTTTCTGATTCCTCTATCAGATAGGGCGCAGCTGCTTCAAGCGCCTTCGTGGCAAACCTCTGAGGCTCCTCCAGCTCAGCAAAAAGCTTATCAACATCCTCAAATCCGTTAATCGTCGCTTTCATGTCCCGTGCCCTCCTGCTCCCGGAGTTCTGCCCATATCTCTGTCCAGTCTCCGTCATCATGGTAGGTGTTGACATAGGTGATGTCGTAGTTCTTGCCACGGTATACAACGGTCATGCCGGTTTTGATCTCGATGCTTGACGCTCGCACCAAAAAGCGCTTTTTCTTGTCGCTCAGTTCCGTGCCGGATTTGATCAGCTCAGTGCCGGAAGTGGCAGAGACTCGCGCCCAGCAGCTCCGGATGTGCATCGTTACTTTGACGCGATGTCCCTCATCGTCGTAATCCTCGCCGGTATACTGTCTGATGATCTCAATCTTTTTGTTGAGCTCTCCAGGATCGATGTACATATGAATCACCGTCCCTTCGTCAGACAAAATTTGTCCGATGTCTAAACAAAATCGAGTCCACCACCCTGTTGACATTGGCCTTGTCAACATACATCGCTCTGGTGTCGTACATATCCTGCATCAACACCATATAAGCGACATACAGATCCTCGTGATCGTCCAGATCATCCTCGGACATGCCAGTATAGTCGAGGATGTACTGTTTCGCGGCCTTCATCATCGGTTTGATGAGTGGCTCCTGAGCCTCATCCAGCCTCAGGTACTCCAGCACATCCTCTTCTTTGATGCGGTTTACGGTCATCAGGCCTTCACCGCCTTCTTTTTCGGCTTCTCAGCAGGCTCTTTCGTGGCCTCTTTGGCCTCCTTGACCTCTTCCACGTATCCGGCCTTGAGCAGGTCGGCAAGGACCACTTTGTCAGTAATCTCACCAACCTGCCCGACACTCATAGAGACCGCCGGGCCGCCGAAACCAACTTTAGCTCTTACCTTCATGCGGCCCACCTCCTGGATTATGCAGACATCACAAGGGCTGCGAGCTTCTGAGCGTTCTCGACTTTGGCGTCACACTCCATGTAACCGACAACGCCGATCGCGTGCTCAGTGGCATATTTTTCCCTCAGGATCTCAATATTGATATCCTCGGAGATCTTCAGCGCAAGGCCAGAGAAATCACCGTAATAAATAGCCTTTGCACCAGAGGCAATGGCAGGCATGTTGTCAGAGATATAAACCGGCTTGCCAAGCAGCAGGTTAGCGTTCAGGCCATTGGAGAAATCTTTCTCCAGGATATAATTGCCCTGACCGTCTTTGAGTTTCTTGATCACGTTTCTGGTGGACGGGCTCATGATCCAGCAGGCGTTAGCCTGGAAGGCATCTTTGATGGAATCCTGCAGATCAATCAGCTTATCAGTAGTAATAGCCGAAGTGGAACCTGCGGAAACAGTCTGAGTGATGCCGGACAGACCAGCGATCTTATTGTTGGTTCCGATCAGCAGTTCTTTTTCGAGCCATCTGGCAATGTTCTCAGCCATATGGTCAACAACGAAGCTGACAATATCAAACTGGGAATTGTTGATCAGGGACTTGGAGATCTTGGTCAGCACGCCAGACAGGAAGCCCTGCAGGGTGATGTTGTCGAACACGCCGCGGGTGGATTCCAGCTCAGAGAACTCATCGGCGTACGCCATGGTGATATCCGGAGTGCTGCCCTCGACAGCTGCAGGATAAAACGGAATCGTTAAAGTCCCCTTGATGTTGTACCTGGTTGCCATCCGGGCAATCGGGCAGATATCGTAAACTTTGGTGATGATCTTGTTGGCGATCGTGGTGGGGATCGTTACCTGACCGTCAGCTTTCGCGAGGTTGGCCCTCTCCTCGGATACCACGCCGCGGATCAGATCCTCAAACGCCCTTTCCTCTGCAAGGGCTCTCTCTTCGGTAGTCATATCTTTCTTTTCCTCCGGTTTCTTTTCAGGCTCGACGGGAACCATGGCGGCCTCCCTTGCGCGGGTCTCAGCCTCGATGGTCTTTTTCAGGTTCTCGGCGTTCTTCTGCAGGCCGTCAAATTTCGCCTGCTCTTCCTCGTTAAAGGCACGCTCTTCACCATTCTCATCGACCGCAGCGGCGATCATGGCATCCATGTCAGCGACAACTTTGTTGTATTTTTCGGTAAGTACTTCGATACGCATATCTTTGGTCATCTCATTTGCCTCCTTTCGGGCATAAAAAAGGCGCGTCATGAAAACGCGCTATGATTGCTCTATTCTCGTCCTGTGGTTTCTCCTTCGGCTCATCGCCATCGGGATCATCATCAGGATCTTTGTCGTCCGGATCGTCAGGATCATCATCCGGCTCAGTTTTATCCTCGAATTCCAGTTCATCGTCATCTGACCGGTACTCGATGGACTCTTCCTCGCCCGCCCGGATTTCGATGGACGTAGAACTGTAAACGGGAACCTTGTGCATGACAAGGGTTACCTCATCCATGTCGAGGTCTGTGATGTGCCGGATCGGCAGGCCGTCGGCCCTCTCCTCGATAGTGTCACGAGGATTTTTGATGTTAAAGCTCCAACCACGGAGTAGGCCCTTTTTCGCGCCGTCAATGACTTCCGGATCTGTGACAACAGATTCCGCTCTTAGTCCGACAGCATCCTCACGGACCATCAGCGTGTTTGCCCTGGTTTCCGCCAGGACTCTCCCAGGATCGTGGTCAAGGAGCATCCTGATGTTTCCTGCGCGGTCAATGGCCCGCTGGAAAGCTCTCTGCTCGATGATTTCAATTACCCGGCCCCGCGGTGTTACCACAGGACGGCTCTGCCGGCCGGGCACGTTGACATAACCACTAATGTGTAATCCATCAGCTCTTAATTCCGCTTTCATTGTTTTCACCTCCCTCCTGATTGCCATCTTCCGGAGGCGTAGTCTGTTGCTGTGAATTCTGCTCACTGTTTTCGATCTGCTCCGGCTGTGGCTGTTGTGGTTTTTCAAGATTTGCTGTCATGTTCGTGTTGGGTGTGTACACGTTCTTGGTCTTGGGATTATACAAAACCGTGTTCAGGTTCATCTGTACCCAATCGATACCCAAAGGCTCCATGTCTTCCTTCTCGCGGACCTCGTCGATCTGCAGGAAGTTCTTCTCAAGGCCAATCTTGTAAGCTTCATACCGTTCTTTGATCGAGCCTCTTGTCAGCTCCTTGGTATCAAACTGCCAATAAAGGGACTTCTTTTCTGTTTCCAGCAGTAAATCCCTGTTAAGGCTGCACTCAATGTCAGTCATGACCGCCACACATGCCCGGATGAACTGATTCATGTCGTTCTCGGTCATACTGTTACCCGTCTGGCTCCCGCTGATCATACTGGCAGGAATTCCAAACAACTTGCAGATCTCCTGAGCATTGCTTTCTTTGTTCTCATTCATCTGCAATTCGGCAGCAGTCGCGGAACTCTCGTGGAATTTGACGCCGTTATTGAGAATCACCACATTCTCATCACTCTCGCCATACAGTCTCCGAAAACCTTCCTTAAGAGCATCCATCGCCGGCTGCGTGAGCTGTTTCTCGGCTTCCAGAAACCCACGCTTGGCGCCGCCCTTCTTGGCATTCGCGAGTTCATATTTGAGCTCCGCGTAAGCTACCGATAAAACGAGGGGATTATCCTCGATTATCGACCTTGATCTCATGCCGTCCCGGGTCTTCCGCAGGAGCTTCAAAAACTGCTGCGGTCTGTACTGATGCCCGTAGACCATCAAGTCGTATTCTTTTTTGATCGGGTCCGGGCTTTTCCAGCAGATGGAAATTTCCTCCGATCGCACATACCGCAGGGACTCAACCTTATCCCCTATCTTTTCAATGTAGGCATGAGCGCCCCACCCCATGTAGTAATCTTCGATCATGGCCCGCCAGAACATTTTTGCAGTCAGGGTATCGCCCGGATCGTCGTTCAACAGGGTCACCCGCGGATCGTTTTTCACAATCTCGATGTCCCCATTCCGCTTTCTTTTCAAAAGCTGGATCGGGAGCCTGCTGATCGTGTCGCTGATGATGTTCAGACAGGCCTGCACCGTAGGCAGCTGCATTGCCTTTTCCCGTGTCATGCTTGTCGCGTCATCATCCAGACCCAGCAGGGCACGCAGAAGAGTGTCTCCGGATACCTCCATCTGATCTGTCGTTACAGTATCTGCCCTGATCTCTATGTTTTTCTGTTTCTTCTTTTTCCCCATAGATCCTGCTACTAAAAACATATACATATGTGCATATGCTAGATGATTTGCCATAATCTCACGATTTATGGTTACTGCTTCAACGTGTATGCTTTGGCGATTGCAGGCAATACGCTACTCACAAGTTCTTGTACACTCCACAGTCGTAAATTCCCGGCTTAGCCACCGGTATATATCCGTATTGTCATATATGTGACTTTATACGAATCTCATCTATAGTAGACTCTCCTTTCATATTTTTTTGTTTTTGCTACTTGGTTTTCGTAGACTTGCACCATTACTCAAACACAACCATCCGGTTTCTACACCATAGTTAGCAGGGCTATTTCAAACTGCGCTGGTTTTTCCTGTGTTTCCAGTGGTTTTAAGTTACCAACTAATGCCTTGGATTTTAGACATCTTTGAGCATGCTCACTCACATTTGACGTTGTTTTTTAGCGGCTTAGTAGTTCTCCTATGCTGTTTGGATTACAAAACCATCATCACCAAAAATGATATCCTGCTGCAATAAATAAACGGAATCGATGGTTGCCATACATGCGTCCACCTTGCCGTTGGATTTTTTCTTGTTCACGTAAGCTCTCAGCCCGGTGTCATAAGTGCACCGCGCATTCTCAAAGTTGGCCTCATAGACCTTATTGGCCTCATATCGGAATTTTCTATTCAGGATTGCTTCCTTCAGGAACTTCGTAGGCATGTGCAAAGTATCTGAGTGCTGCCGGACCTCGACAGTGTTATATTTCTCTTCCCACTTCTGGGCAGAGGACAGGGCATTGTATCTGTCGTATCCGATTGCCTGGATCGCAACGCCGTACTTGCTTTCGAGGTCAAAGACATATTTCTCAATCACACTATAGTCCACGGTCATATCACCACAGGCTATGCACTCACCGCGCTGGATCGCGAGGCGGTAATCGAACTTTTCAAAGCGGGATTTTTCATCGATCCTGCCTTCTGGTATGAAGATCATCGGTTTCGAGATGATATTCTCTTCCTCATCCACTGCAGCCATCACAACAGAGCAGTTATCTGACGTCATGGCAAGGTCAACGCCCACATATACCACTCTGCCGGACCACTCTATGTGCTCCGTTCTGCAGGCCTGCACCTGTTCGATCGAGACATAGGACTCTGTGCCGACGCCCTGGTAAATTATGTTGCAGTGTTTTGTGATGAAGTTCTCGCGCTGGCTCTCGATCTCGATTGCGTCACGCCTGGAATCGAGCAATTCATTCCAGACAGGTTCCAATTCCAGCGCCAACGGGTTCGCATGCTTCAGGATGCGGTCATCTGTCGCCCAGTCTTTCGTGTTGTCCGGCTCATAGAGCAAAGCAAATAGTTTTTCATTGTCTATGAGTCCGTCAAGAACCTTTTTGCAGTACAAAACCTCATCCTCGAAAGGATTTTGACTGGTCGGATACTTCGTAGAAATCAAAAACAGTAATCTATTTTGTACCAGTAGCTGACCAGACCTCATAGCGCCGATTGCATACGCCGTCGGAAGCGCCCCGACTTCGTCAATTAGGGCGACTGACGGCTCCTTGCCGTCCAATCTGTTGGTGGAATAGTTCAATGGTGTGTATTTCGTCTTTGTAGGCTTGTGCAGGATGTAATCCCGGAGCACCTTGAACTCACCATCCTCAAAAACATCAATGTTTGTGCTGATGAGCGGTTCAATAGCCTCTTTTATCTCTCTTGCCAACTGTCCATCCGGCGCAACTGAAAAGAACCTGCTATAAGCAGGCTCCAGGTAAAACAGTATGATGAAGAGAACGCCAACAATTAGGGTTTTTCCATTTTTTCTCCCGATTTCCAGTAGCGCCCTTTCATACCTTCTTTTTCTTTTGTCGTCCCTTCGTACAGTGCAAATGATAGCTGTGATCAATAGCCACTGATAACCGGCAAGTGCGAAATAGATACTCTTGCCCGCCTTCGGCCCCTTCGCCATCCGGAGCACCTTTGTGATCTTGTAGATCTTGCTCAGGAGCTTGTGATTTATGCAGTACGTTGGATTTTGATCATCCCAGGTCCGCAGGAAGTCTTTACACTGCAGGATTACATACTTCGGCGCGTCTATCTCCCCGTTGACTACCGCTCTGGCATACGCCTCAGCTGGATCAGCCTTCATCGGCATCGCCGTCCTCGTTCAACAGCTCCATGAGCGTCTTCTTTCCGGCAGTCTGTTCAGGTTCCTTCGCCAGACTGGCAATCCTCGACCGCGCCGCAGGGGACAGCCCTAACTCTGCAATGTATTTTTTCAGGATGTCGCTGTACTTCTGGTAAACGCCTACAGCTACGTTTTGCTCCCTGATCCTGTTGTCGTTCCTGTCGTACCTTTCCACAAACAGACCAACACTGTCAATCTCCTTACGGCAGCGTCTCATGTTCGCGATGGCGTCCGCCACGACCTCGACCGTGTACCCGTCCGTCTCGTTCATCTGTTCCAGAGGCAGATTCTCGAGGATAGTCGCATATATGTTCCTTGCTTCATCCGCAAGAGATTCGGGCGGGGCCTGACTTAAAGGTCGGTTTCCTCTGATAACAGATTCCGCCTGTTGCCGTCTCTCCCGCTCGGCTTTCGTGATTGCCCCCGTTTTCATGTCAACTGGTTTTGTTCTGCTCAATAGCCCTCACCTCCTAAAAGCAAAATAGAATGTATCGAAAAAACTTTGTAAAAATGAC